GGGCCCCGGGTGCGAGTGGCCGCTCGCGGTTTGAGGTGCTGCACCACCTCGGCCCCCTTCGCCGGAGCGTCAGGGGCAATACGCTTTACGTTTCGGCTTCCGTCGGCTCTTCGGTTTCCTCATCGGCCGGAGGGGTGGAGGTGATGACGCCAAGTGCGATCTTGTGCTCCACGCCGCGCGCGACCTCCTGTACGCGAATGGCCGTGGCCGCGGCATCGTAGCCGCCAGCCTCATCGTGGCAGGCGTTGACCGAGCGGATGTGGACGATCTCTCCCTTGGTGAAGGTCACCGGAACCGTGCGGGTTGTAGCGTCATATGCGCCGATGGCGATGTGCAGATCAGCGGACATGGAGGTTCTCCTGGTTGGGTGGTGTCGGCCAGACCACGCTTGCGGGATCTTCGGCATGACGCTCGGGTAGGTCGCGCAGCGCCTGGCGGTAATCGGCCCATGCTGCGCGCTCTTCCGCCGAGAGCGGAGCATCGGGGAGCTGGGTGAAATCGGTGTCGCGCAGCAGACGGTCGCGCTTGCGCCGCAACGCGGCCAGCAGTTGGTCGGGATCGAGTGAAGGCTCCTGGGCGACGACCTGACCGTCAATGGCCGTGATGAAGAGCCCCCGGGCCTGCGCTTCCAGCAGCGAGCCGTGTTGATCCGCCGTTAGCGGAATCGCGTCGGCAGGGATGTCTGCCGGGGCATGGATGGCGTCATCGTAAAAGCCGCGGGTTGTGGGGGAGAAGAACTTTGCCATGTCAGTACCCGAATGCGATCCAGTAGGCGGTGGTGTTGTTGTCGTTGGCGTTGATCGACTGGAAGCCGGTCGTGGTGACTGAATTGCTTACAACCGTCGGCGTGTTTCCCTCCGCGCCATAGGACGTGTCGCCGGAACCGCTGGTCACAACTCCCATGCAAAGGGACGGAAACGCCAGCGGGAAGGAGATCGAGATCGTCGTGTTGGCGTACTGGGTATAGCGGCCCGCTTGAATGATCATGCCATTCGGCAGTTTGCAGTAGCCGGAGGCCGACTTGCTGGCGACAAAATCAGCCAGCTTGGCAAAGGCGCTGGCGTGCAGGCCGTCGAGCAGGTCAGCATCCAGTCCAGAACCCGAGCCGTCATTGCCCGCGTGCCAAGCCCGGTTGCCGGATGCCGCTCCGATATAGAGTTGCGCGCCGTCCCAATACAGCAACCACTTTGCGTCGCTTTGCCGATACCACCCCCCGATACCAGTGGGCGTGAACATGCTTGCGATATGCGATGTCGAAGTGCCGTGGAGAATCCCGTAATAATTCCCCTTGAGGACGTCGAGCGCATAGGCCGCGTAACCATGGGCTGTGGTGGACCGGACAAAACTGGAGGCGTGCAAGCCGTCGAGCAGGTCAGCGTCGAGTCCCGAGCCCGCTCCATCGTTGCCCGCATCCCATACCGTGTATGACCCTCGCGTGATGATGCCGGTGCTGTCATTGATGGTCACGATGGTGGCGGTATTGGTCCGGTTGCGGAAGACGTAGCCATTTGCGCCGCCCGCGTACAACCATGTGGCATCCCCAGCCTGGCGGATGATCGGAACGCCATTGGAGTACAGGGCAGTCCCGTCGGCCATGTAGATATTTCCGCCAGCGGAAATCGTGCCGGTAGTAGAAATGCTCCCAGTGAAGTCAGCGCCTGAGAGATGGGCAAAGGCGCTGGCGTGCAGGCCGTCGAGCAGGTCAGCATCCAGCCCCGAGCCTGCGCCGTCATTGCCCGCATCCCAGACCCGGTTTCCTGCCCGGAAAATGGCCGTGTCCGTGAAGGAGACGTAGGTTGAAGCCCCGGAGGGATCCGTGATTCTGAGCCCGGTGCCTCGCGCGATCCATTCGCCGCTCTGGGTTACGATAAATGCAGTTCCTGCTGGCGTTCCGGCACGCGTCAGGCCAGCGCCGCTCATGCTGAGTTTGCCCCCGACCGATACGTTGCCCGTGAAGTCAGCGCCTGACAGTTGAGCGAACGCGCTGGCGTGCAGGCCGTCGAGCAGATCCGCGTCGAGCCCCGAGCCGTGGCCTTCATCCTTGAGCGCGGCGGACCTGATCTCCAGTGCGGCCCGGAGGGCGGCCGCGCTTGCTGCGGTCAGGATGGATTTGACGAACAACGACGGCGCACCCGAGCCGAAGCGGTCATTCAGCCAGCTGGTGACGGCTGCTTTCAGCCCTTTGGGCGTGATCGCGCGGGAGGCGTCGGTTCCAGAGGTGGTTTCGCTCTCGGTTGCCAGCTCGACCACGCCCTGCCGTTCGGTGGTGGCGGGAGGGTTGAGGAAGCTGGTGTCGCCGAAGGTGATCTGGGTTGCATCGATGTCTGCGAAGATGACGTCGATGGCCAGCAGTAGCATGGCCTGCGCCGACTTCTCCATGATCGGGTTGGCCTGACTGTAAACGCCGAACAGCGTGCCATCGGCAAGGTACAGGCCGAACGAGCGCACGGTATAAACGTCCGCGCTTTCGTCGCGCACCGTCACATGGATGGTGTCGTCCGCCACTGCCTCTCCGGCGATGGTGGTGATCCGCTTGATTTCGCCGGGCAGGCTGGTGATGCCAGGCGACGGCGTGAAGGCGGTCGCCGAGACGCCAACCGAGGCCATCAGCACCGGATTGGTGCCGGTGTTGGCTGCATTGACGAGCGCCGCGCGTCCGGCATTGGTGATGGTCAGGATCAGCCCACTCATGCCGCCCCCCTCCGGCCGACCAGGACAAGGGCAAGACCAAGAGCGGCAAGGAGAAGTTCAGGCGGGGCAGGGGGCAGGAGCATGGGCGATCTCAGGCGGCACAACGGAGGCGGGCGGAGATGACAGGGCGGGCGGCGGCCAGAACGCCGACGCGGGCTGCTGCGGCAAAGCCCTGGGTGAAGGTGAAGTGACTGCGCACCGGCTTGGTGCGGGCAACTTCGGCAATGACGGCATCGACGAAGGCGGCGCTGGCGGGCGCATTGACGCTGCCGAGCGTCAGCACCAGTTCAAAGGTGTACGGATCGCCGGCCGGCGTTTTCTGCCACCATTCGCGAATGGCGACCTGGCCGCCGAACGATTCGATGACGGCGCGCACGCTGGCCGTCGTGCCCTTTTGCCGGGCGATCTCAAGGGCGCGGCGCACGCGCTCGCGCTTGACGGCCTCGGGCCAGTCAGAGGACCAGCTGTCGAGCGAGAGCGCCCAGGCGAGCCACGGCAGAAGGTCCACCGGGCAGATGTCCGGGTTCCACAGCTTGCGCAGGTTGGCGTCAATGTCGGCAATCCGCGCCGTGGCGGCGGCCAGCGCGCGTTCGAATGGTGTGGCATTGGGCGGGAGCAGGGACGCGGTCATCATTCACCCGTCCCTCCATAGGTGATGCTCAGGCTCGTGCAGTATGGCGCCTGGTTGCGGTTGATGAGGATGTCGGCGCTCGGCTGGGTGAGAACGACACGGTGAACGCCCTCAACGTGCAGCGCCGCGTGGATGCCGGAGATCGTGATGTCACGTCCCAGCCGGTGGCTGTTGGTGATGTACTCCTGAGTGCGGCGCTGAGCCTCGGCCATGACGACGGAGCCGTCGGGACCGGCAAAGGTGGTGATGGTCGCCGCGATTGCATAGGGCACGATCTGTGCCGACTGGACAGTGACGTGGTCCGTCAGCGGCCTGACGCGATCGGATGACACGTGCGAGGCCACTGCTGCGATCAGCTCGGGCGATGCAGTGCCATCGCCGGTGCGTGACAGGATCGAGACGACCACTTCGCCGGGGGAGGGGCTGGTCGCGCTGGCATCGAGCACGTCGGGATGCGCGGAGAGTGCATGGTAGATGTAGGCCCCTTCAGGCCCGGCCACAGAGTAGCCCTCCGGGGCCAACACCATGCGTCGCCGGAGATCCTCGTCGCTCTCCATCGTCGGCGGGATGCCCAGTTCCGGGTCGCCCGGGTCGAGGGTAAAGCGGGTGACGCCGAGCAGGGCGGCCAGATTGTCAAGGTCGCTGCCGGCGGCATAGGCGGGCATTACCGCGCGGGCAGCATCGTTGATCCGTTGGCGGAGCAGGACTTCGCGGTAGGCGACAACCTGAAGGATCTTGGTGGCAGGGTCGCTTTCAAGCGGCTGGAAATCAGGCAGGAGCAGACGGAGCGAGGCGATCAGGTCTGCCAGGATCGTCTCATAGTCGAGTGCCTCCACCACCTGCGGAGCGGGCAGGCGGGACAGGTCGACCGCGGTGAAGGTTGCATCTGCCATGCCGCCTTTGTCGGCGGCAGCAAAGGAATAGCGCCAGAGGGAGCTTGTGGAGAGAGCCCCTCTCCACAAGCTGCCGGATCAGGAGGCGTACTGGCGAGCGGCCTCGGCAATAAATGCTGAGCGCGTCAGGCCTCTCATGTGAGCAGCCTTGTCGATCAGGTCGAGAGTGTTCTCATCAATACTCAGGTTGACGCGCTTGGTGCGGCCAAACGGAACAACGGCAGGCAACATGATGGTCGTTGCTGCCTCTGCGAAATCGTCCACCAACTCAGGGTCGGCACGCAATTCCGCCAGCGAACGGGCGCGCGGCAACTCCCCGCCGGCATCGATCAGGCTTGCCAGATGGTGCGTCAGAACCTGACGGGCGACCATGACCGCTTCGTCGAAATCTTCCGTTTCAGCGTGAGCCGTGAAGCCGAGAACGTCCGGCGCGGTGAAGCTGTAGCCTCCTGCGTCGGTGAATACAAAGGTGAGATAGTGCATCGTGCTTTCCTCCTGAATGACACGATATGCCGGGCTAGGCGACAGCGGAGCTGAACGGAAAGGAGGGTGGCGCTTCAACGCCACCCAGCTGCCTTCTCGATCGCTCTTTTCAACCCCTTCGGAAGATCTTTTCTTGGGTGTGGCACCGTGATCAGCTTGACCTCCTGAGGATGCTTGAAGGTCCGGTGGCTGCCCTTCTGTGAGACCTCAATCCAGCCTTCTCGAAGAAGCCGCCGTATGATCTCGTCGCTGTCGCCCATTCCGCCTCCCTGTCGTTTGTTGTGTAATTATATACACATTTTTCGAGGAAAATGCAAGCGTCATGTGTATTTATTTGCGCAATTCGTCAGGTTGCGTTTGCTGAGAGGTGCGCATAGACCATGTCGAGTATTGCCTGCCGGTCTGCGTCGCTGATCCCGACCAAAGGGCGGCGTGGATAGGTGAGGGGCTGGGCCTTGCGCGCCGGGCGATCCCGCAGGCCCTCATGGTGAATGCGGGCGATTTCCGCGGCGCGGCCGGTGAAGCCGACCCAGAAGCTATGATCATCCTCCCCAAAGCGCAGAAAGCGGGCTGTGGCAAGACGGCGGAACATGGCCTTGCGGCGCAGGTTGCCGCGACGCCGCAGGCGGCCTCCTGTCTTGTTGCGGTATTCCTCGTCAACCGGCAGCCACTTGATGATCTTGTCATGGAAGAAGCTGCGGATGCCGCCTGCCTCGATGTCAAAGCCGGTCATCATGTAGGAGTCGCCGGTTTTCTCGAGGGCATACTGGCGCAGGATTACCTTCCGGGCTGGGCCGGAGCCGCCCGAGGGGTACAGGAAGCAGACAGTTTGATTGACGGTGCGCGCGGGTTCGCGCGGGCGGCGCGGCTCGAAGGCGGTGCCGTCCGGAGCCTTCTGCGCCGCGATGCGCGCCCGGTTGCGTGCGGCCATCTCGCGGGCCATGCGGCGCAGCAGCGAGCGCCGTTGGCCAGCGGAGAGCTGGCGAATCAGGCCTCCGGCGATGCGCTCGATCTCGACCAGGTCGTCGGTGTCATCGCTCACGCGTCGACCTCGGGCGGTATGCCTGGCTTGAGATCGGCGTCAGGGTTCTTGGATTGGGCGAGCAGTTCGGTCCCGCCGTAGCATTGCAACAGCCACGAGGCGCGGATGCCGGGAAAGGCGTCGGCCGGTGGCGGGGCCGGACGGCTGATATCTACCCCGCTGCCGTCTTCGCGTGGCGTGACGATGACCGGCTCGGTCAGGTCGAGCTGGAACAGCAGGTCGACGCGTTTGCGGTCGAGAATCTCGGCCTCGTAGCGGAACGGCTGGCTGTCGTCGCGTTTGAGGAGGTCCGGCTGCTCCAGTTCGATCCATGCGAGCAGTGGCACCACAATCTGGTCCGGACTGCCCGCGTAATCGGTCAGCAGCACAGAGAGGGTGTAGCTGTAGGCAAACGAGAGGCTTTCGCCGCTCCGCGCCCTGACGCTTCCGGCGTCGACGTAGATCTGCAGCTGGTCCGGGTTCTGCTTCAACTCCGGTAAGCAGGCCTCGAGCCAGCTGCGCAAACTGTCAGCCTTGCGCATCGCAGCCGTCCTTGTCGTGCCAGGCAATCAGCCGCTCGAGCTGGTCAACGGCTTCAGCATAGCCTTGCGCCAGCCTGATCGCGGCTTCGCGGACAGCCTTCGGCATCGTGGCGACGGCGTCTTCCGGGAAGCCTGCCGGTCGCTGTGGGCAGGCGAGCAGTTCGGCGGGCGGTGTGTCGCGGATCTCGACGGCGACCGCTGTCGGCGCCGGGTCAGCCGCGCGGTGCGCGCAGGCCTGCAACGCGATTGAGAGCAGCAAACCAGCTGCCAGTGACCTGATCATCATGGACCTGTTCCTCGGCGGTGTTTATGGCGGACAGAGCAGCAAGGCGGGCCTCAAGCCGGGCTTGCCGGCGCTCGGCATCGCGCGCCTGTTTTTCCTCGCGGGCGCGCATGGCGGCGATCAGCGTCTCGGCCGTTTTGCCCTGCGCCTCGCTCCTGAAGCGGGCGAGTTGCTGAACCTGCTTGGCACAGGCCTCGCCGGGCTTGCCTTCGCCCGTGACGAAAGCGCTGCCGGCCGCTGCGCAGATCCGCTCGGCCCGGTGCGTGGTGTCCGCAAGGTCTGCCCTGGTGCTGGCATAGGATGCCCACAGCCATGCCGCTGCCACGGCAAGGGCGATGAGCGTCAGGAAGGAACGGTTGCGGCCCAGAAAGCCGAAGAGGCTAGACAAGGCTGTCATGGTTCAGCTCCCAGATGGCTTTGGCGCGGGTGAGATAGCGACGGCGCTCTTCCAGCCCGTTGGTGCCGCCGTTGATGCGCCGGGTGATGGCGACCAGGGCATCATCGTCCGCCAGGGCATTGAGATTGCGGTCGGACCAGAACAGGCAGGCGATCAGCACCGCCAGTTCGGGTTCAGCGGCCCTCTGCGGCTGGTTGATGAGGTCGATGCCGACGCGCTTGCCGTAGTTCCAGTAGTTGGCCTTGCCGGTCAGCTGGAAGATGCCCCGGCCCCGGTAACGCTCGCCATCGCCAGGGGCGTTGTTGCCAAGGTCGCGCCGGTAGTCGTAGCGCTGCAGGTAGTCGTCATACGGGTCCGGGTCCGGGCCGTCGCCGGAGCCCAGCTCGACAAAGTGGCGGAAGCCGCCGGTCTCATGCGCCGCTTGCGCGAGGAAATGGCTCATGCGCAAGGGCGTCGAGATGTCGAAGCGGCGGAAGTCACCGGCCATGGCGGTGCCGAGCAGAAGCCCCAGCGAGCCGAGCGGGCGGGCGGCGATATAGCTGCACCAGGCGGCGAGCGTTTTCGGGCCGATGATACCGTCAACTCCACCCGGCTCGTAACCGGCTTTGACCAGATTGGCCTGTGCAGCGAAGATCTGTCGGGCCGGGATCATTTGTCCCTCCCGATGCGGGCCTTCAGCAGGGCAGGCAGCTCGGCCGCCAGATCGCTCGCGGCGCGGATAAAACCGGGCGCGGCTTCAAAGGCGATCATCGCGATGACGAACCCGCAGGCCTGCGCGACAAACGGCGTGAAGTCGAAGATCTCGGCGGCGGCTCGGGTCACGTAGTAGCTGACACAGATGCCGACGATCCACTGGACCAGGCGCTGCTTCCACGGCAGGCCGGGCCGCCAAGCCTGGGCGACCGCC